TTTGAGTTTAATGACGCTCAACGGGCGATCAACAAGCAGATAGAAGAGCAACGGAGCAAAACAGGCAAGGTAAGAGCGATTGTACTAAAGGCACGCCAGCAGGGTATTTCAACCTATTGTGCTGGCAGGGTTTTTTGGAAGACCTTTTACACTCCCTACACACGTTCTGTTGTTATGGCGCATGACAGTGCGACCTCCGATGCTCTCTTTAATATGAGTCGAAACATCATCGATAACATGGAGGAGGCTCCACAGCTTCAAAAGAGTAATGCTAAAGAAATTCTTTTCGAACATAACAAATCAGGTTATCGTCTTTACACAGCTGGTTCAAAGGAAGCTGGAAGAGGCACAACGCCTACTATTGCACATCTCTCTGAGGTTGCATTTTGGCAGTTTGATGAACAGATCCTTGCAGGACTCTTTCAAGGAATTAGCCAAGAAGCTGGTACGGAAGTAATCCTAGAGAGTACTGCCAATGGAGCAAGTGGGGAGTTCTATCGTCTCTACCAAGGGGCAATGAGAGGAGAAAATGAGTATATTCCTATTTTCTTACCTTGGTTTATAACTGATGAGTATCGTAGACCAGCCCCTGAAGGGTTCGAAAGGACTGAGGAAGAAGAAGAACTAGTAGAAAAGTATGGATTGGACAATGATCAACTGTACTGGAGACGCTTAAAGATAGGTGAAAGCGGAGAGTCTAAGTTTAAACAAGAGTATCCCGCTTCGGCAGATGAAGCCTTTCTTGTTTCTGGTAACAGTGTTTTTAATCAAGAAGCACTTTTGAACTATGAAGTCGCAGCCCCAGAGTACATTAGGGTGTACGATGAGATGAGTAGCTACTTCGAAGATAACCGAGAGGGGCATCTAGAAATTTGGACACCTCCTAGCTTTGACGAAAAGTTTATTATAGGTGCTGACGTAGCACTAGGTGTGGGTCAAGACTATAGCACAGCTGTAGTTATGAACACAAACAGAGAGGTCTGTGCTTTGTTCAGGGATAACCACACTGATCCCAGCATGTATGGAGATATTCTTTTCTATCTCGGTAGGTACTATAATAATGCCTTGCTAGGGGTAGAGAGTAATAGTCTAGGTATTGCTACTCTAAACAGACTCAAACAAATGAATTATGTAAATCTATACTATCAAACTAAGTCGGCAAATCTTTCAGATGAGTCTGGAAATAAGCCTGGCTTTAGAACTACAGTTGCCACTAAACCTATGATTATAGGGAATCTAAAGAGGGCAATTGAGGATTATGACATAGATATAAAAAGTGATATTATTATTTCAGAGCTAAAGACCTATGTTGCAGATGAGAAAGGAGCTACTTCAGCTCTCTCAGGGAACTATGACGACACAGTCATGGCTCTTGCAATTGCGTTTGAAGTGTACAGAACACATCAGCACAGACTAACTAATGATAGTGTATCTTGGCGAGATAGAATTGGCGAGATACAGGAGGATCGAACACAATGGCTATAGACACTGCGAAGAAACATCATCCAGGGTCAGAGAACCTTAAAAGTATTACTTCGACTGAAATGGCTAATGAGTATCGTCTTAGAGGTCTTGAGGTAAGAAGGAAAAACAAAGAAAAACGAGAATTGGCAAAACAAACTATTGTTGCCATGAAAGAATTAGGCGACGAAGCACCAGATGCTTTAGAAGCCTTAAAGTATGTCTTGGTACAAGCAATGGAAGAAGGCGACACTGAAAATATTGTTAAAGTAGCTTCTATCCTTGCAGAGTACCAAGCACCTAAGTTGTCTCGTCAAGACGTAACTCAAACTAATATTGATGCAGCTGATTTGACAGATGAAGAATTAGAGGAAGAGCTACAGAAGCTCACTCTACAATAGTTCTACCGTTGTCCTCGCCTAGTCAGGGCTGCTAGGGGTAGGGAAAGCCCATTTTATGATTATTAAAAGTATTCAAAAAACAAAAAGAAAAAGACCAAAGGAATACAAGAGTCCTGTGGTAAGGTGGGGTAATGATACACGCGTTCTTGTTAATAGTAACACTGGGGAACGTTACCATATCCCAAGACATGTACTTCAAAAGTATCGACAGGTGTAACTACTTTGCTTCTAGAGTAGTAAAACGCTATGGAAACTTTCAGTACAACTACCTTGTACCAGAAGAACATAGATCTTTGGCATACTGCCGACCAGTTTATATAGATGAAACTAAGACGAGGGTATACGAATGAAAAAGAAAGTTCCGCTTAAAAAGAAAAGCACTGTGAATAGTTCTGGCAACTACACAAAGCCTGGTCTTAGAAAGTCTATCTATGAACGTATTCTTGCAGGAAACAAAGGCGGCAAGCCTGGACAAAACAGTGCCAGAAAAATGCAAATGGTAGCCAAAGAGTACAAGGCTAAAGGCGGGGGCTATAAGTAATGGGTCTCACAGCACAACAAAAGTCTCTTAAAAAGTGGACTAAGCAAAAGTGGCGCACTAAAAGCGGTAAACCCTCTATCCAAGGACCGTTAGCTACTGGTGAGCGTTATATGCCAGCCAGTGCTGTCAAGTCTCTTACCGCAGCTGAACACGCTGCTACAACAAAGAAAAAACGAGAAGGCACAAAGAAAGGTAAACAATTTGTAGCCAATACAAAAGCTGCAAAAAAGAAAATAACCAAGGCAAGGAAGGCATGAGTGACTTATTACTCAAACATAAAGTTCTACCTCGTCTAATGACAATTATGTTTAGCATTATGGGTTGGAGATGCGCAGAGTGGTTTATGGCATTACCTGAACCAACTGCAGTTCAAGCTGGTTTTGTGTCGGTGGTAATGGGCGCAATGACAGGCGCATTTGCAATCTGGATGGGGAGTGAAAGTAAAAAGTCATGACAGTAAAGAAAGGAAGTGAAACGTTTAGTGGCTATAACAAACCTAAACGTACTCCAGGACACCCCACTAAATCGCACGCTGTATTAGCGCGGAGTGGTGGTAAAGAAAAACTTATTCGCTTTGGATCACAAGGTGTATCTGGAAGTCCAAAGAAAAAAGGCGAGTCTGAGTCTTACCGTAAACGTCGGCAAGGCTGGAAAGCCAGACATGCAACTAATATTGCAAAAGGTCCAATGAGTGCAGCTTATTGGGCTAATAAGGTGAAATGGTAAACCCAGGAGCGGTAAATGTCACGTTTTATACAACAGCAGGATAAAAAGAAACCTGCAAAAGCAGAACGAAAAGTTCCGCTTAGTCAACCAGGAAGTAAAGGCTATAGTCAAAAAGTAATGGAAGCTTCTAAGCCTCTGTACACAAGTCAGGGGAAAGTATGATGGCACACAGTGGTTATAAAGAATCAGTAACAGACGAACAGCTACTTAGCCTGATCGACTCTGGAATTGCAAATAGCGTAGGTGATTGGCTTAACAGTAGCGATCTCACAAAAGAACGCTTGAAAGCAACCTATGAATTTGCTGGTGTACCAGAAGCACACTTAAAGCCACAAGGTGTAAGCACTATTGTAGACACTTCTACCACAGAAGTAGTCGAGGCATACACGGCAGTACTTACTGACTTGTTCCTCGCTAACGGTCGTTTGGCACGATTTGTACCCTATGAAGACTCTCCAGGTGCTTTTAAAGCATCTAAAGACGCTTCTAACCTAGTTAATTACTGTATCTTTAAAAAGAACAAAGGTTGGGAACTCTTACAAACTTGGATGAAGTCAGCTCTGCTGTGGAAAAACGCTATCGTTCGCTGGGACTATGTCGAAGAATACGACTATGTAATTGAAGAGTATGAAACAATTGACGAAGCTAAGCTCGACGAGATCCTTGCGGATCCAAATTATGAAATCGTCGGCGAGCTAACGCTCGATGAGACAGCAGAATTTATTAGATATATTGATGTTCGTCTTAGAAAGAAAATTGATAAATCACGTGTTAAGATTGAGTGCATTCCTCCAGAAGCATTTAGAATAAGTAATGATGCAAGAGATATTGATGATGCATCATTTGTAGGTATTCAACAAGAAATGACTAAGTCTGATCTTCGAAAATACTATCCTGAGTGGGCAGATGATATTGCACCCGATGTTTGGGCAGAGCTAGGTACTGATGGTAACTGGCTTGGTAATAGCCCTTACAGCGAAGAGATCGCAGCACGCAAGTCTGTAATTGGACAGACCTATTGGCAAGGAATGGCACAAGATGGAATGTATCCTCTTGAGGCAAACGGTGAAGTTACTGTAACAGAATGTTGGTTACGAGTTGATCGTGACGGTGATGGTATTGCAGAACTTAAACACTTCATCACAGCAGGAACTCATATTCTCTGGGAAGAAGACTGTGATATGATTCCGCTTGCCAGTATTGTACCAATTGACATTCCGCATGAATTTTATGGTTTGTCTATGGCAGACTTTACCCGCAGTTCTACTCTTGCGTCTACAGCAATTCTGCGTGGTTTTGTAGAAAATACTTATCTTACTAATTACTCGCCTAAGTTGGCAGATCCTAATGTAGTTGATTTTAGTGCGCTTCAAAATATGAAGCCAAAACAAATTATTCCTACTAACGGTAATCCAACTGCAGCAGTTCAGTCGCTCTCCCCTGAGACAATCTCTACTGGCACAGTGCCGTTGTTAGAACACTTACAGCTTATTAAAGAACAAGCAACAGGCATGTCTAAAGCCGCACAGGGATTGAACGACACGCTTTATGTTTCGGGTAATTCCGAACAGAAGCTTGCGGCAGTACAATCTGCTTCGCAAAAACGAATCCAGCATATCGCGCGTAGATTTGCGGAAACTGGATTCAAGCGACTTATTGCTGGTATTTATGAAACAATGAAAGTAAATATGAAAGGTCGCCAGTATTATAATGATAATGGCATTTATGGTTCTGTTGATATTTCAGAGCTTCCTTCTCGTATGGATGTAGAAGTATTGTTAGATATCGGTGAGAATTCAAATCGTAATATGATTGATAAACTCAGCAAAATTGGTGGTGAAATCCTTCCTGCACTAAATCAACAAGGGGCAGGTATGGTTGTTAAACCAGAAGCACCTGCAGTTCTTGCAACTAAGCTTATTGAATCTATGAACATCGATAGTAATGATTTCTTAGAAGATTATACTACTGATGAGTTTAAAAGAAAAGCAGCACAGGCAATTGAGCAACAATCTCAAATGGCAGAAGCTGAAAAACAAGTTAAACAACGTCGTGCAGAAGCGGATGCCGCACTTGCAGAAGCAAATGTTGGCTATACACATGCACAAGCTAAAAATACTATGGATGATAATGCTCGTCAACTTGCAGTGTCTATTGATAGGCACTTCCAAGAGTGGGCTGAGTTGGCTATTAAAGCAACTAAAGAAGGCGCAGAATTGCCTCCACATCCAGAATATGAACAAGTTCTTATGTTAGCACGACAAATTATACAACAAGGATAAAAAATGGAAAAGTACCGTGAGGCAGCTGAGAAGAGGCTGGGTAACAAGAAATCCTACGGTAAGCACAAAATTCATCCCGAAGAATTAGCGCGAAGGGCGCATGTAAAGGGTCACTTTGCAGCTAAAGAACGGGATGAATTTTTTGACGAAGCTTATGGAGAAGTTCTTGTAGATTACTTTGTAGAGTGGTTAAAAACTGATCCGCATGAAACTAAGTCAAGAGAATTTCTTTATGCTGCAGCTATGGCACTTGGTAGCGTAAAAGAAAAGATGATGAGTTTTGAAATGTACGGAAAGAATATTCCACACTTACAGGAGGACAACGATGAGGGAAATTGATTACGATCAAATTCTAGTTAATATCAAAACAATGATTAATACACTAGAATATGATTCTATGCGCAGTGGTGGTAAGGCAAAGATTAACGCACAAGTACTTTGCAATCTTATTGAATTAGAAAAACACTATACTGCTAAAATGAATTCTAATAAGCAACCTACTGCTAAGAAGGAGGCTTAACTATGAATGATACCGAAGCACAAGTAGGCTCTACCCAAATGGATGACCCTACCGCTAGTGGTGGTCAAACTGAAGAGGCATTGCTGGATAACATTCTCCAGAACACTGAGTTCTTGCAAGGAGAGTCTTTACCCGATGAGCAAGTACCTCCGGTTGACACGGAAGAATCTGACGAAGAAGAACCCGAAGCGTCAGAGGAAAACGATACTGAAGAAGTTGAAGAGGAAGTAGAAGACGAAGAAGAAGAAACAGCAGATGAGGATGATGAGTCTACCCAAGAAGCTGATGTTTACTCTACGGACGATCTTGACTTGGACGCTAAAGTTGTTGTCAAAGTTGACGGCGAAGAAATGGAAGTGTCCTTTGGTGATCTTATTAAAGGTTACTCTACTGAACAACATCTTTCTAAGAAGGGTCGTGAATTAGGTGAAGCAAGAAAACAAGCAGAAGAAGAGTATCAAAATAAACTACAAGAAGTCGATACCGTAGCCAAAGCTTCTGCTGCTGTCCTATATTCAGATGAACAAACGCTTGCAAAAGAATATCATGAACTAGAATCTCAAATTGAAAAAGCAAGAGAAGAAGGTGACAGTTATCAAGTAAGCGAACTTAAAGATAAACGCGAATTAGTTCAAAAGAAATATTGGGAATCTCGAAATAAACGAGAAGCAATTACTAAATCAGTAGATGAACAAATGGCAAAGGAACAAGAAAAAGCTTGGGCAGAACAGATTGAATACTTTAACAATACTATTCCTGATCTTATCCCTGACTTTGATGAAAGCACAGCAATGGCAATTCGAGAATTTGCTATTGAAGAAGGTATTTCTCCAGATGTTCTTGATACCATTGCAGATCCAGTTATTGTAAAATTTGTAGATGACTTTAGACGACTTAAACAAGGAGTTGCTAAAGGTGCTGCAAAAAGGAAAACTGCAAGCGTTAAACGTGCGCCTGTTAAAAAGGCAAAGTCTGTTTCTAAAAAGAAAGAAGAAGCGGCAAGCCGAATTCAACAACGCGCTTTAAGTGAAAATTCAACTGAAGCTGAACAAATGGACTTTCTACGTGGACTTGCTGCACGCTCTTTAAATCTTTAGTACTCGTGGAGGTATTTTAAAAATGGCAACGACACTTGGTGTACGTGGTACTGGTGGTCCGCAGGGTCCAGCCCGTAGCACTGGCAATGATGTCTCGCAACGTGAGGCTCTTGCTGACTTTATCACGATGATTACTCGTGATGAAACTCCTTTTATTTCTTCAATTGGTAAGACAAAAGCAACTGCTATCTATCATGAATGGCAGACCGATACTCTGGAAGCTCCTGGCTCCAGCCGTATTCCAGAAGGTACTGATTACCTTGAGCCAGCTTCTGGTGGTGCAACCACTTCTCCGGCTGTAGGTGACAAGTTTGCTACTAATGGTCCAAACCGTACTCGTCTGGGTAACTACACTCAGATCAACGGTAAGACCATTGCTGTATCTGGCACACGTCGTGCAGTAGATCAGGCTGGTATTGCTGATGAATATGCATATCAACTCAAGAAGCGTGGCACTGAATTGCGCCGTGACGTTGAGCATGACATGATTCACTCGTTCAATACGTCTGCTGCTGTTGGCGTACAGGGCAATACTGCTCGTTCTGCTGGTGGTTTCCAGGCATTCATCAACGATGGTGCAACTGTTAACTACGTTGGTCAGTGGGCTGCTCCGGCAACTACTGCTGACGGTACTGGTAAAATCCGTTCTTCGCTGACTACTACTGCAGCCCCGACTAAGGGTTCGCTGGCACTGACTGATATTGACGGTGTTATGCAGAAGATCTACGAAGAAGGCGGTAAGGCAACTAAGATTATGCTGTCTCCGAAACTGCGCCGCGACTTCTCTGACCTGATGGTTGGTGACACTGGCGTACGTCGTAATCTTGACGATGCAGGTAAACTGCGCCAGTCTGTAGACGTTTATATGTCTGACTTCGGCGATATTATGGTAGTTCCGAACTACGTAATGGGTCTGACTAACGCTGTTCAGTTCCAAAACTCGGCTGGTACTCCTGCAAACCTTGCAGCTACTACCGATGTTAAGGACTTCTCGGCTCTTATTTATGATCCGATGTGGTTTAACATTGCTACTCTTCGTCCGCTTTCGGAAGTAGACGTAGGCCAGAAGGGTGACTCGACTGTCGGTATGATGGTTGAAGAATTCACTCTGGAAGTACGTAACCCGAAGGGTTGTGGTGCTAT